AAGACCACAACATATGTATATGAGGGTTTCATTATGGGTTACAGATAACTTTGTAGATGCGGTTGAGTACTACAAATCATTGTCAAATCAACTTATTTCTAAGGCAACACCAATTATGATTAATGCAGGTACAAAAGTACCTCAATTAGCATCTTGTGTTTTACATTACAATAATTCAGATTCAAGAAGTGGGTTGTTAAATACATTAACTGACATATCAACTTATTCTTCAGATGCTGCAGGGATTGGGTTATCAATGTCTAATATTAGAAGTAAAGAAAGTAGAATATCAACATCAGGTGGATATGCTGGTGGATTATTAAAATATCTTAAAATAGTTAACGAATCTTTACGTTTCTTTAACCAACAAGGTCGTAGACCAGGGTCAGCGGCAATTTATCTTGAACCTTGGCATAAAGATATTTTTGATTTATTGGATATTAAAAAGAATACAGGTGCTGAAGAATTAAGGGCTCGAGATTTGTTTACGGCACTTTGGATCCCCGATAATTTCATGAGAGCGGTAAAAGACAATACTGAATGGTATTTGTTCTGTCCTAATGATATTATTACTGCGGGTATCAAACCATTACAAGAGTCTTTTGGTGATGAGTATGAAGAAAATTATAATAAGGCGGTTTCTTTAGGTTTAGGTAAAAAAGTTAAAGCACAAGACATTTGGTCCAAAATTATTGAATCACAAATTGAATCTGGTATTCCTTATTTATGTTCTAAAGATAGTGCAAACAGAAAGACTAACCACCAAAACATTGGGGTGATTAAACAATCTAACCTTTGTAATGAGATTTACCAATACACAGATGAGGAAACCACCGCAATATGTACATTATCTTCAATTGTCCTTAAAAACTTCATTACAAATGGTAAATTTGATTTTCAATTGTTGTTTAGTGAAGTAAGAAAAGTAGTTAGAACTTTAAATAAAGTTGTAAATATCAATAATTACTCAACACAAAAAGGATTGAAAGGTGGTTTAGATCAACGTGCAATTGCTATCGGAACACAAGGTTTAGCTGATGTGTTCTACTTACTTGACTTAATCTTTACTGATGAAGAGGCAAAGATCTTGAACAAACAAATCTTTGAAACCATTTATTATGGGTCTATCTATGAAAGTAATCAGTTATGTATGAATGGCAAACATGAACCATACAAACACTTTAAAGGTTCACCAATGTCTAACGGAATTTTCCAATTTGATATGTGGGGGTTAGACAGTAGTCAACTTTCTGGTATGTGGGATTGGGATAAATTGAAGAAAAGCGTTATTGATTATGGAGTTTGTAATTCACTATTTACGGCACAAATGCCGGTAGCGTCTTCGGCTAAGATTACAGGATCATTTGAGATGACGGAACCTGCTCACTCAGCGTTATTTAACAGAAGAGTTGTTGGTGGTGAGATTATGATTGTTAACAAATACTTAATTTCTGACTTTGAGAAAATTGGAATATGGTCTGAAGATTTAAAAAATGAAATTATAATTAATGAGGGATCAATTCAAAACATTAATTTCAATAACTACTTAGATTCTGAAGACAAACATTATAATAAGAAAGTTAAAAGAATTGAGCATTTGATACCTAAATATAAAACAATTTGGGAGATATCACAAAAAGAACTTATCAACATGGCGGCAGACAGAGCACCATTTATTGATCAATCACAATCAATGAATATCTATATGTCAAATCCAACTTTATCTAAGATTACCTCATCACACTTCCACTCTTGGGAGAAAGGTTTGAAAACACTTTGTTATTATGTAAGAACAAAGGCAATTTCAACGGGAGCAAAACACTTAGCATTGGACATGACAAAAAGAGAACCAATTAAAAAAGTTGAAACACCTAAAGTAGACTTTTCAGATATTTCATTACCACAAAAACCTGATAGTTCAGAGTTTGAGTGTTTTGGATGTTCATCTTAGTATAGATTGTATATTACGATGGGAAATCACGGCTTAGGTCGTGATTTTTTATTTTACATGTATTTATTCAAAACACATAGATACTATATTTATTAGATATGGCGAATGGAATAACATATGGAATAAATTTTCCCTTCAGAGAATCATTTGTTGGTAGGTATTTAGATGCCTCAGACACAAGTGAAGAGGAGGTAAGAAGTAATTTAGTTCACTTATTATTAAGTAAGAAAGGAACTAGATACTTTCTTCCTGATTTTGGGTCAAGATTATATGAATATATTTTTGAACCATTAGATGGACCTACCTTTAGTGAAATTGAAAGTGAAATAAGGGATTCGGTTGGTAAATATATGCCTGGTATTCTAATAACAAGTATTAAAATTACCGACGCATCAATGGGGGATGAAAATAAGGGGACATACATTAATCAATATGGTGAAAAAGAGTTTACAGTTCCTAATATTGCACAATTAGAACACACCGCAAAAATTAAGATTGATTATAGAAATACTAATAATGCCTTTAACCCAACTGATTTTGTAATTATTAATATTTAATAGTATATGGCAAATAAAAAAATATCGTACACAACAAGAGATTTCGCAGGTATAAGATCTGAGTTGATAAACTTCACAAGAACTTATTATCCTGATTTAGTCCAAAACTTTAATGATGCTGGTGTATTCTCAGTATTATTGGATTTAAATGCTGCCGTAACGGATAACCTACAATTCCAAATTGATAGAAGTATTCAAGAAACCGTATTACAATACGCACAACAAAAATCATCAATTTATAATATTGCAAGAACATATGGTTTAAAGATCCCAGGATCAAGACCATCAGTTGCCTTAGTTGACTTTTCAATTACAGTTCCCGCTTTTGGGGATAAAGAAGATTTAAGATATTGTGGAGTATTGAGAAGAGGATCTCAATTAAACGGTGCTGGTCAACCATTTGAAACTGTTTATGATATTGATTTTTCTTCTTCTGTAAATGCGGAAGGTTCACCTAATAGATTAAAAATCCCAAACTTTGATGCTAATGGTAACATTTTAAATTATACTATTACAAAAAGAGAAGTTATTGTTAATGGGATAACAAAAGTTTTTAAAAGAGTAATTACCCCAAATGATGTTAAACCTTTCTTTGATTTATTTTTACCTGAAAAAAATGTTTTAGGCATTACTAGTGTTTTATTAAAGGATGGAACACAATACACTTCTCCACCGGCACCACAAGAATTTTTAGGTTTAAATAATAGATGGTATGAAGTGCAAGCGTTGGCTGAAGATAGAGTATTTGTGGAAGACCCAACTAAACCATCAGATCAACCTGGTATTAAAGTTGGTAAATATATTGTTACTAATAATAAATTTATAAGTGAATATACACCGGAAGGATTTACTAAATTAACGTTTGGTGGTGGAAATGTGTCTGCAGATGAACAATTAAGAGAGTTTGCTAGAGATGGTGTTGGTTTTGACCTTAACAAATATGTTAATAATTTTGCTTTAGGTAGTGCATTAAAATCAAATTCAACATTATTCATCCAATACAGAGTTGGTGGTGGTCAATCAACTAACTTGGGGGTTAATATAATCACTCAAGTTGGTACCGTTTCATTTTTTGTTAATGGACCATCAGATTCGGTAAATGCGAGTGTTGTGAACTCTTTAAGGGTAAACAATGTAACTGCGGCAATTGGAGGGGCAAACCCACCCACAACCGAAGAGGTTAGACAATATGTAACATATAACTTTGCGGCACAAAACAGAGCGGTTACAGTCAATGACTATGAATCTATAATAAGAACAATGCCATCTCAATTTGGTGCTCCGGGTAAAGTTTCAATTGTTGAAGAAAACAATAAAATAAAGGTTAAAATGTTGTCTTATGATGTTAATGGTAACTTAACTGAGATAACATCAAACGTATTAAAAAGTAATGTTGCAAATTACCTCTCTAATTATAGAATGATTAATGATTACATATCTGTGGAAACGGCAAATGTAATTGATTTGGCATTTGAAATTGATGTTGTTTTAGATGCTAGCCAAAATCAAGGATCTATTGTTTCTAAAATTATCAATATTGTTACAACATATTTTAGTCCTACTGTTCGAGGGTTAGGTCAGAATGTTTATATTTCCGAAATTAAGAGATTAATACAAAGTGAAAATGGGGTGATATCTATTTCTGAAATCAGAGCATTCAACAGAGTGGGTGGTCAATATTCTTCATCACAAACATCTCAAAAATATTTAAATAATACAACAAAACAAATCGATTTAGTTGCCGACACAATTTTTGCTGAACCAACTCAAATATATCAAATTAGGTTCCCAAACAAAGATATTAACGTGAGTGTGCTTAACTTTAAGACTATTAATTTCTCTTGATAATTTATTTTTAGTAAAAAAGAATTATTTTTTGAAAATAGGAAATAAACTATTTATCAAAAAAGAGTAAATAATGCCAAAATCATATAGAATAAGGACTACCCCTGGTAGTGACAAATCAATAAAGATTGAGTTAGAACAAGATTTTGAATTTTTGGAGATTTTATCTTTAAAGATAAATCAAGGTGACATATACTCAAGAATGTGTGCCGATTATGGTGTTATTATTGGTAGAGTTTTGGTTAATAATGGGTATGGTTTGCCAAATGCAAGAGTTTCTGTTTTTATACCTATTGAAGATGCCGATTTAGAAAACCCAATTATATCTGAATTATATCCATATAAATCAATTTCGGATGTCAATGAGGATGGTTACAGATATAATTTATTACCTAAAGAACCTTCTTATGCTGGTCACGCAGCAACTGGAACATTCCCAACAAAAAATGAAGTATTAACAGATCAATCTTACGTTGAGGTTTATGACAAGTATTATAAGTTTAGTGTAAGAACAAATGATAGTGGTGATTATATGATTTTTGGCGTACCAACAGGTACTCAAACATTATTAATGGATGTTGATTTATCTGATATTGGATGTTTTTCATTATCACCACAAGATTTAATTACCGCTGGATTAGGCGTTGAATCACAAGTTAATGGGTCAAGTTTTAAAACATCGACTAACTTAAATGAATTACCACAAATTGTTTCCTTAAATAAAATTATTGAGGTTGCTCCATTATGGGGGGAACCTGAAATTTGTTTATTAGGGATTACAAGATCGGATTTTGATTTAACGGCTAGTGCCAATATAACAATTAAACCAACATCTGTTTTCATGGGTTCATTAGTGGCCACAACAGATGATGATTCGGTTAAAGTAAGTTGTAAACCAAAAAATAATACGGGAAATTTATGTGAATTGGTTTCGGGACCTGGACAAATTCTTTCAATAAGGCAAACAATTGAGGTTGATCAATATGGAAGACCTATACTTGAGGTTCACGAATTAGAAGAAAATGGAAAAGTAATTGATTCAGATGGGGTATTTTTAATTAATGTACCAATGAATTTAAATTATATTGTTACCAATGAATTTGGGGAACAAGTTTTATCGGACGACCAAACAAAGGGTATTCCGACAAAAGGTAAATATAGATTTAAATTTAAGTGGCAAAACGAACAAGGATTACAAAACCCATTTATGAGGGGCAACTACCTTGTTCCAAATATTAAAGAGTATGGGTGGACAAACTCCACACTTGATCCGCTACAACAATCATCAACAGGAATTCAATTAACAATACAACCATTACCACAACCTCCTGTTGGAACTATTAATATTTTTTTATCAACTGGAGGTTTAGTTTTAGACAACCAAGCAAATATAAGTAGTTTTTCTGTTTTACTAAATGGTCTTCCTTATTTTGGAGATGTGACAAGTATTCCGATTAATACGGTTCCAATGATTGTGACAATTAGTCCATTGTTAATTGATGTTACGTCTGCTGGTGTTTTAGATTTTGTATTTTATCAACAAGATACGTTTGATGCCTTAAGATCATATGCCTTTAGTTTGGATTGGGATGATTATATTGATCCTCAAGAGGCAATAAATTGTGATGATACATTTTATGAGTTTAATTATAATAAAGTATATACTACTGCAATGTTTTTGGACAGATTTAAATATGGTGCTGGTAGAGCGAGACATTTAGGGATAAAAGAAATTGACGATAGGACTTGTAAAACTACTGTTAATACATTTCCAACTAATGATATTATTCGAAATTTTGATTGGATCTTTTTCTTATTCAATTTATTATTAAATATATTGATTATACCTCTTTTAGTTTTACTTTGGGTGGCTCATTTTGTTGCGTTTACGTGGAGAGTCCTTAAATATATGTTAATTTTTTATGCTATATTTTTAGGAATAGAGGCAATTGTGATTGCAACACAAGCGACATTGAGTTTAATTCAGGCAAGTACCACATTTAATCTTGGTGGTCCAGTAATAAGTCCTGGGTTAATATTAACGGTTGTTTATCAGTATTTTGTTGCGACAATAAAGCTAGCACTTTCAATTACATTTGCGTATTTTGTGAATAAATATGTAAATGCGAATTTAAACAACTTCCCAAGACTTGGTTTACCAATGATATCATCACCGGAATGTACCACTTGTGATTGTGAATGTAACAACGCAAACATTGATGATGTTACTACAGATTCAGTACAACAAGGTATTAATGATACGGTTTCTTCTCTTAGTTCAAGTTCAGAATTTGCACAATCGACCTCATTCTTAGCACCATTAAATTTGCCGGGAACATATGATGTTGAACACCCAAATTTTAAAATAAGACCGAATTATGATTTTGATGATAGTGGAAATGGTTATTTTGATTGTGGTGATCAATATTTATCTTTAACCTATTCTGTTAGTCAAAATGATATTGTTTCAGATGTTATTGTTAGATCAATTTTAGATTTTAAAAGACTTTTTTCTGGTTATGATGTGTTAACAGGTTTCCATGAATATGAAAAGTTTCATGCTCCACAACCATTTCTATTCGCTGGTGATAAAAGTAGTGGTAATGATGATAGATGGTTTGGATATCCAACAAAGGAAACATTTCCACAAAAACTTAATGAATTTAACACAAGAGATAAGTACTTTAATAATATTGGGTCTGGCGCTAATCAAGTAAAAATAACTGTTAATCCACAGTTAAGTTTACCACCATATAATTTAGGGACACAACCATCATATAATGATCAAATTATTGTGTTATTAGTAAGATCTGGTACTGCTGCTCAAATTGGGGTTGGGAATTTAATGACTTTCCAAGATCCAAATTATACACAACCAAATTCTTTAGTTTCAAGAAGAATTAATTTAACTGGTGGAACAATTAATCAATTTAATAATGGAGCAGTTACAGGTACGACTCAATTGTCATCATTCCCTATTGGTGCGACTATCCCAACCCCAATATCTAAAATTGTTAATTATGCAAATCCCGCGAGTCCAACCTTACCTCAATTAACGACAACCATTAATATAATTCAAACTGGTTATACCCAATCAAATGCAATCCAACAAGATGATTTCTTGAAGTATGATACTGATATGGAATATTTTCAGTTAATAACTGGTTTAACAGTTAATGACTTTTATGGTCTTGACGATGTCACAAATACAAATCTATTTCCGGCAAAATACTTAAGACATCAAATACAATATGTAATTACAGATCCTTGTAGTGTTAGTAATTCTAACCCAAATCAATCAGTTGCTTATTTTATACCAACGTTGGTAGGTAATCCTCCGATTCAGGCAAATAATTATGTTGCAATAGAAAATGTGTCGGATTATAAAAACTATGAGATTATATTTGTTGTAAAAGGTGTTGACCCACACACCTCAAAACAAAAAATAAGTTATGATCTTTCTAGAATATTTGGATATAATTATAATCAACCTGGACTAACAATAACGGGTAATTATTTTTTAAATGTCCCGATACAGTCAACAGGTAGTGTTTTACCAAAAAGTCATAATACCACAACTAACACATCTCCAAATTTATATTTCCCATCATACACATTTAGTATAAGCCCAGCGATACCGGGTAATCAAAATTATACTGCGTTTACTTCTAACTTACCATATTATTATTTATCAACAGATGATACGTCATTAAATACTTTTTCTGAGGGTGGTTTATTTTATAAACCGGTGGGAAACTTCCCAATAATATCATCGTTAGGGACTAATGCGATTAATTCATCAAATGATTTTACATTACCTAGACAACAACCTGATTATATTGTTGGGGGTACATTTATTGCAGCAAATTTTAATGCACCATATAATGGAATTTCATATTATGATGGTGTTTCCGCAATTAATCAGTATGGTTATCCATTACCTACCTTGTTTGACATATTTTCTCTTTATTCTCCGGCGTATTATAGATATACAAATCCCGCGGCCTCAGGAGGTGTTAACTTTAATGATAGATCAAATTTGATAATGAGAAGTGATAGATTACCAACATCAACTTGTGTTGAAAATGGTTTTGGAAGTAGAACTGGTTTTGCATTATTTCAAAATAATAATTTCTGTTATTATAGTTCAAAAGGTCTTGGATCGGTGCCTACATTTTCATTTGCGAGTAATTATGAGGTTTATGAATTGTTTGACCAATATAGTGGAACAACCTCGTTAACAGAAACACTTACTTGTGAGAATCTAGTCCCGTTAAGTAGTTATTCTGGATCAGGAACAAATGTTGGTGTGTTACCTGTTAGTCAATGGTCTATACCTGAAGATAGGGTTGTAAAAGGTTGCTATTGTTTATTAAATAAAGATAATGACCCTAATGAAACTACTCATTATTATTTAATTAATGGAGCATATTCCGATGATGCTAGATTATTATTAGAATGGAAAACTAGATTTACATTAGTGTTTGCCTCTTGTAGGGGGGTGTTTGCCCAAGTGTTCCAAAATAATTGGATTAATGGTACTTTATATATGCCATCATTTAATAAAAGATCAATCTACCCAATAAATAACATAACAACCCCAACTTATTTATATTGTAAAGATATGGTTGTTTATAATAATATCAGTAATAATTTTTATTACAGAAGTTCTCCTTGGTCAGAAAATGTACAACAATTCATTGGTAAAAAAATTAATCAACCATTAAATTGGTTTGGTATTAATGCTGGATATAATGACAAACAAATACTTTTCCCAACAACTGTTGTTGATATGGGACCAAGAGATTCCTTTGTTACCGAAATATGTGGAAATCCTAATTTTAAAGGTTATATGTCAAACCAATTTCAATCGACTAGTTATAATGAGAATTCTGATTTAATACAAATAGGGTTTTTATCAAGATTACTTAATGAAAATATCAGACAAGCAATGATACCGATTACGGTAAACGGAAATTCAAGTGAAGGAAAGGGTGTTAGTCAATTTTTTAATAGTAATAGAGGTGGGGAAAGAATAGATGGGGATTTTGCTCAAGCTTTATCGATAAACTCTGAGTTTAAGATAAATCCATATATTGATGAAAATTATGCTAATAATGAAATTTATATTGGTGATGATGGTCAATTGCCCTTCCCGTACAAACCTATTTTTGGGATATTCTATAAATCAAATGATCCTGAATATCGTACAAGAAGAAAATTCAGTCCGGGTATTGAAATCTACAATACCTCACCATTAATACAAGATTCTTTTGGTTATCCAACAACTCAAGATGTACCAATGTACAGATGGAAATTAGAAACGTCTAATGTTATCTTTGGGTCAGAAGATAATAATTGGTATACAACGACATCTTTTTCGGGTGGATTCACGGTAAAAGGGTACCAAAATTTAGATTTTAGTTCAGATCCATATTTCATTTCGAATACTTTAATTCCCGGTAACCAATTACCTAATGTACCACAAGGATTCATCACTAATTTTGATGTAAATGGTAATCCATTACCTAGTAATAGTAATGTCTTAAATAATAACGTATTAGTTGGAGGACCAAATCATTTTTATTTTGGTTTAAATAATGGTAAAACCGCGATAAATAGATTCATAAAAAAATACATTAATACTACAGAAGAATAATGGGGGTTAACGATACAACACAAATAGTATTAGGGTCATTAAGATATAAGTCCGCACCAAACACAGTTTTGTCTGTAAATGTAGATTTAAATCAAAATGAAAAAGAAATAATAGAGTTTGATAGGAATGTTGATTTAGGTTTACAACAGGTTTTTGATGATGAAAGACAATCGTCAACGGTGTTTAGACCTGTAACAAAATATTCCATTATTTTTGAAAATGCGTATAGTGGATCAACTAATTATAATCCATTTAAAAATAATTTATATTATACTAACGCCGTACAAAATACGTTGAACGTATTTCCGGGTGGTAACCAACCACCTGCAATACCTTTAAATTTACCTTGGGACGGTCTTCCACAATATTATGAATTTGATTTTATAAGATTGGATAGTAATGTGGTTGGTTATACACAACCACCAAATAATCACATCAATTTTGTTACAAAAAGTGCCAGCACATATAATTGGACTCATTACATGAGTTACGCGTTTGAAAACGATTATTATAAACAAATGTATGCCATTGATACGGTAACTAACGCAAGTTGGTCTTGGGTGTCTTCAGATGGAATTCCATTTATTATAGTGATTGGAAATGATGATTATGGTGATGTTATATCATTTAGATGTCCTATGAAACATGGTGTTTTAGTAAATGAATTTGTTGAGCTATCCTTTTCATATAATGGAAATAATATATTCCAAGTTAGTAGTTTAGGAGATGCGGCGTTTGGGAGTGACGAATACATTTTTAATATATATAATGTTGGGTATATTGGTGGAACATTTAACAATGGTGTTACAGGCACTTTTAAAAGGATCATTAATAAAAGTAACCCAACAGAAACAAGATCAAAATATTATGTTAGAAGGCATAAAATTATAACAAATGTTGAGGATGCTGTTTTGGTAAAGGCGGGATTTGAACAAAATAGTTATAGTCTTAAAAGTAAAACTGAAATTGCGGCTTTAACCCCAAATAATGTTGCAAGAACATCAATAAAAGAGAATGGTCAGGCGTATTCATTATCATTTAATGTCGATATTGATGTAAAACCATTAAGGGATAATCAAAATAGACCAATAACAGAACTTTATTTTACGACAATATGGAAGGGATATTTTGGTTGGACAAAGAAATTAAAACAAGGTTGGGATTTTAATTTACCATTAGTTAATTCATTACCTAATCCTTGGTGGGACATAACTAACCCATTATCAAATACTACGATTTTAAACTCTTCTTACAATAGTTTAACATTGCCACCATCTGGACCATTTAAATATAATCAAAATTTAGTATCGGGGGATACAATTGATGGTGATTATTGTGAGTGGAATGATTATGAACAAATAGAAAGAGTTATTTCTGAATATAACCATAAAATCACATATAATTCAGTATGGTTTTATTTGCAAACTATAGCATCACAAAATAATGAGTTTGGGTATTACTATAAACCACACGCACCAATTGTAATAAGAGATTATTCAACATATATTGAAGAGGGTGACCCATTAAAAGTAATTAATGTTCCTGACTATTCTTTTTACTCGAATTTATCAAATAGTTTTAGATGGAGAGATATATATCCATATGGGTTTATTGATAATGATGGTGTTGGTGTTGATTATCCATTTATAAATGCAAAACATTATCCATATGTTAATACAATATTTAGAATAACACCCGAAAGTAAAAACCTTGGGGTTCAAAACATAACCGTAATAGCAGAACCAATAGTAGATGATTGTGAATAAATATAAAATATTATTACCTAATAATGATCAATACCTTAATGTTCCAATTGAAATGAATTGGGATTTTATTGGTAGGGACGATAGTATTGATGATTATCAAGAGACCATGGTCAAAGAAGTTATCGGGGGAGTTAATGACTTTGAAATAGTTCAATTTTCACATAAAGACTACATCACACAATTAAATGCGAATAAAACGAGTATACAATACAAATTTAATTTTTATGATAATTTACTTCCTGTGACTAATCCGGGGGTTACAATAACAAATTGGAATAGTAATTATATCAATGAAGGATTTAGTGTTAATGAAATATATTATTATACAAAATCATTCACAAAATCATTTTTTAAGTTGGACCTATATGATACTGATGATGATAAAACTCAAGTATTATATTTAACTATCATTTTACCCGTACAACAAGGGTTAACTCTAAGCTATCAACTATCGACGCTTTTACCTTATGTTGATATTAGAATGCCAAATTTTGTTTTGGATTTTATTGGTGATAAAGAAGGGTTTTTCATTTATTGGTTAAGAGAGAGATCATATATCAATATCGATGAGTTTTATATGTCGGCAAAGTTTTTTAACGCAAAAACAGGGGTATATGTTAAAATGACCAATACTCCACAATCAAATATACCTAATGTATTCACATTTAAACCCGAAGATTATTTTTATTACAAAGTTAAATTAGATTATTTAAATAAAATGTATGAAGTTTATCAAACCTCAAATCCAACACAAAGAGTTGGGGTTGCGGGTTCTCCGATACTTTGGTACGAATATATTAACCCATAACATGGAAGAACAAAAATATTATTTTAAGATATCTCCTGAAAATATTAAAGGTGACATTGTTACAGTAAGTTATACCGGTAACACTGAATATATATTAACTGAAGATCCGTGTTGTTTAATCACCGCTATAACCGAAAATACAATAACTGGAATAACAGGTGTGTATTCTGGTATGACAAATATTTTATCGGGAGGAACAAATGGGCAATCTCTTTTAACGGGTTTAACAATACCAATATTATTGACTGAAGTTGCGACTGATATTGGTTATTATTCTGTTTTTGATGGGGCTGTTTTACAAAAGGATGTAATTACTAATTTTTTATTTTCAGCAACTACGGGAACATCAATGTTTTGTCCAACACAATCTTTATGTCCATATACTTATTTTTTTTATAACACATCTGATCTTGAGTTTAAGAAATTTTTATCTGTCTCAACATATACCGTTGATTGGGGTGACGGATCACCAATACAGACAATTACATCTCCAATAGTCTATACACATACTTACCCAATAGTTAATCAACAATATACTATAACATTAACGGCTAATTCACCTTGGGGTATTTCTATCGTTACAAAAACAGTTACGGTACCCTACATAGATGTTCAAATAACAAATCCAAACGGTACTGCAACATTTACACCTGCTGGTGGTAGTTGGGCAAACACATCATTTAGTTATGATTATATCTTTACCGGTGATTCAAACACAAATATTAACGATTTCTATAGTTACAATTATACTACAGTACCATTCTTAATTTCTGGATATACCCAATCAACAATAAATGATTTATCGGTTTACGGGCCTAAATATGCTTTATTAGGTGGTAACTTTAAGGTTGGCATTCAAGTTACGGGGACTTCACAAACGGTGGGTACTGTTTGGGGTCCTGATCCAACAAATACGTATACCGCCTATACAATTAATAATATTAATTACTATGATTATAATGACGGTACAACAATATATTTTTTGTATTCGTCAGGATTTACACAGAATGATTTAATTCTTTCAGCAATAACAAAAAATGAGGCATTGATTAATGTTATTGATCAACCTGAGGTCCAAACGGATATATACGTAGAGAGAGGTAAGAATTCGGCGTTAGAGAGGGTTGAAAGACTTGGTGAGGTTGATAATGTTGGGGACTTACAAAAATATGGATACGGATTTTTTAATGTTGAAAAACAATGATTTTAAGTATTTATATTTAAAACAATAAACAAAACAATAAAAACTAATAATTGTGGCAACAGGTAGTTACGGAACAATAAGAAGTGCAGATGTTAGTCCTGATGATGTTGAAATAATTTTAAATTATACACCATCAAGAGACGAGACAGACAATTTTGTATTAACAAAATTAAATGCTAGTACGGTATTACGGCCATATTATCATAATGCAAATACCGGTGGTAATGCAAATGTTGAAATCCTTGGGGGTTTATATAACCTTAAATTACCAACCGATCAGTTTAATAAATTAGGTATTTATACCTTATATATTAGACCTGCGGAGATAAGAACTAAAATTTTGGATTGTGGTATTTTATCTGCATTACCAAATGTAAAAGGTATTGTAATCGATATTAATAATGTACCATCTAATTTTAGAAATAAGTTCATTAATCAAGGGTTAGTAGGGTTTAGGGTTGAATACTTAAATTCTAATGGAACAAAAATACCTAATTTCTTTAGAATAATAACATCGTCATTTTATTGTGAACCTATTTTTGAAAACTTAACAAACACTTCACAAAAATCTATTAGATATAGATACATTGAATCATCTACAAATTTAATTTTTTGTACCTTATCACCATCTTCTTCCCCAACTAATAAACCAAACGCAACTCCGTTTATTGGGCAACCAGATCAAAACATAATAATTTCGAACACTTATTTTAACCCAACAACTGTTGAGATTGAGATTGTTGAAAATGACATATCAACACTTGCAATTGCATTGTACGGTAACCAAACAAAATCTATGGATGACGGAATTTACACGGTATACGATAGTGATAATAATATTTATAAACAATATAACCTTTATGAAATAAAAGATCAATTTAATAATCTATTGTATGAGGTAAAACAAGATAGAGGTGATAATATTGACTTTAGTAAAAACTTTTCAAACATAACTTCATAATGGCGGTAAATAAATATAAATGTCCTCCTCAAACGGCAAGCGGTCAAGGGACTTTTTCTGACAACATAGTTGGTTTCCAATTAGTTGGTGGGGGAGGTCTGACGCAAGCAAATTTTGAGTTTACGACAAGTATTACCGAAAAACAAGATAGAACTTTTACAATTGGTTCGTTCTCCGATCCAATATCATTAGACACGTTAAATATGGCTAATGTTGAACAATCAAGAATATTGGTTGCAAATAACTTTAGAGTTTATCCAAATTTTGATTTAAGTCAGGTTACTAATTTTACGTTATTTGGGTCATTAGTAAAAAGATTATCTAGTTCTATTACAAATATAATAAGTTACTTTCCTGCGGCATTAGATGTTAGGTCAACACAAACAAATTTTGTTGTGGGTGAGACGGCACAAAATGTGTCTTTTGATAGTGTTCAAAACGAAACTTATTTTGAAATTCCAATAACAAAGATTATTAATCCATTTAATATAGATTATAGTGTTAATGCTACAAGAAACTTAGAATTAAGAGAAGTGCAAGTTTCATATTTAAGAAATTTTACAACACAATATACAAAATATTCGGTTTTTATAAATGAAAACGAATATCCGGTTACAGATATAATACCGGTTGAGGAAAATGATACGGTTTTAAAATTATATGTTGATGGAAATCCATTTTTGGGTACCCCCTCAAGTATGGAAGATTTTTTAATAAAACCAAAAGAATTATACACCAATAAGACATTTAACGAAGACTTAGATCCAGTTGAAAACTTTTTATTAAATAGGGAGATTGTTCCAAAATATAGTTCATACTTCCAAACACCAAAAGAAGCGGACGATGGTAATTATTATTTTACACAAGAAGTTGCAATATTCCCATTAAATGGTGCTTGGAATTTAGATATTACAACAAACAAGTTTACGCAATATTTAACTAAGTTAAATGATATTGGTGAAAGTTTAGATTCGTATAAAACAAATTTAATTGTTAGATTTTTAACTGCTGACGCTATTAAAGAATTTGACACCCCTGATCAAAAAATTCAAAAAGTATTACAAATATATGGTAGAAGTTTTGATGAAACAAGAACATTTATTAGTGCTCTTGCTAATATGAATTCTGTTAACTATACGATCAAAAATGACATACCATCTCAATTACTTAAAAACTTAGCACAAACTTTGGGTTGGAACATTAATATTTCCCCAATTACAAATGATGAGTTATTAAGTTCTGTTTTTAGTAATGGTAGTAATTCGTTTACGGGTTTACCTATGGGTCAAACACCGGAAGAATTAAATTACCAATATTTTAGAAATTTAATTCTAAATTCCGCATATTTGTTTAAATCAAAAGGTACTCGTAAATCAATAGAAATTCTTTTAAGAATGGTTGGTGCCCCTGAGGCCTTAACTGAATTTAATGAACATATTTATCTTGCGGATCAGAAAATTAATCTGAAACAATTTAATCAACAATATTTACAAATATCTGGAGGTACATACAGTCAAGAAATCCCTATTTTAGATACGAATAATTTATTTTCAATACAAGGTGTCCAATATACGGGATTTACAACAACAACTATAACCCAAGATGTTGGGTTAACATTGGAGGACTATCCTGTTGATAGTTATGGTTTTCCGAGTATGCCAGTTGAGACTGAGAGTTACTTCTTCCAAATTGGTGGAGGTTGGTTTGAGTCAACACCACAACATAGGATGCCGGCTAAGGTTGATTTAACAAATAGTGTTTTCACTGGTAATAATCCTAATTATCAAACAAAACTTTTACCATTTAATTACGGTCAAGAATATTTAGATAGATATAGAGAATTCCCATATATGAATGTTGGGTTTAATCTTATAAAAACTATAGATAATAATAAATCTTGGACTAATAGTGAAAAATATTTAAGAAAAAATAGTGATGGTAACTTTAATGCTTATTATGGGACATCTGATGATAGGTTAGTTATAAATGTTAAGAATGTTGATTTATTTATGAATCCGGCACAAGGTCTACTATATGATGTGTGGACAATGTCAAGAAGATATAATTACCCAATTCCTGAACAAGGTCTATTTTATGTTGATCCAACTTATTGTAATCCATACCCAAATCTTCAATATCCGCAAAGGGGGGGTATTGACTGGACTGAGATAATACCAAAACCAAAAGAAAAAACATTTTTTGAATTTGCACAAACTTTTTGGAAGAATATGATTAATGTTAGAAATAGACAATTTATTACTGACGGTAAAACAAGTGGGTACCCAACACTATCCTCAATCTATTGGAAATACTTAGAATCTGAAGGATCAATAAATATCCCTAATGATAATTTCACATATCAAACAATGATTGATTATGTAAATGGTATGGGGGATTATTGGGTAAGATTGGTGGAACAAATGATTCCGGCAACAACAATTTGGAATACGGGAGTTAAATATGAAAATTCAATTTTTCATAGACAAAAGTTTGTTTGGAGAAGACAAAGAGGGTGTGAAATTGTTCCAATACCTTGTAAACCTTGTAAATTAATAAGTCAATTATTTGCATATGATTGTCCTGTACAACAAACAATAATAGGTCTTTATCCTTGGGATACAAATCCATCAATTACATCTTTTGGGGCATTATTAGGTGATACTTTAACAACTTATGGGGTAAATAATAATGTAGACATTAATAATGACTGTTTATTAAATACACTTGAAAGTGAGTGGTATATTGATGTAAGAGTAGATGGTGTTTTAATTTTAATATATGAATTTTTTAATGGTATTGGATATTCAAACCCATCATTAAGTGTCCCAACACAAAATGATTGGGTTGATGCGTTAAACACTGGTTTAGTTGGTTTACTTGATTATGGTTTGGACTATCTTATAAATGAAACAGATCAAACAATAACAATATATAATAATAATTGTTTGCCGCTTAATGTAACCCAAAATTTTGAATTAAATGTGGGTATAAACTTTGATATTTTATGTAATCCGTGAGTTGTGGTCTAATAACATATAATCTTTTTATTACCGGTGATTGTACAAATACAAATGTCGGTGAAATTTATATTGAAATAACGGGGGGTAGTGCCCCGTATACCGTTTATGAATCGTCAACTACCGGGGTTTTACCAACATCAGCGGCAACAACCACATATTATTATAGTGGTCTTTCTGCCGATACCTATGTTTTGGCGATACAAGATTCTTGCATTTCTGGGGTGTCTACCGTATATCTTAATATACCGATATCTTCGGGAACATCAATAAGTATAGTTGATTCTAGTGGTACAACTTGTAATCAAGATAATGGACAAATAACATTTGGGTTTTCACCTTTTTATGGTGTTGGTGAAGCGTATCTATATGAAACAACTAATGGGTATGTGGCGAGTGCAATAACGCCAACAAATACTGTATCATTTGGGTCACTTTCGGGTGGGACATATTATATTGTTGGTGATGATGGTGCGGGATGTACCGGAACTAGTGCTAGTTGTGTTATCTTACCCTCAACTCAATTAACTTATGGTTTTTATATTGTAGATGATGCGAGTTGTTTGATTAATAGTGGATCGGGTAAAATATTTGTTACGGGAGAAACAGGTGTTTCACCATATACATATTTATGGAGTAATGGTCAAACGGGATCAACAATAACCGGATTAACTGCGGGTTTTTATACCGTTACAGTTACCGACTATAGAGGATGTTCGGTTACTCAAAGTGGTTATGTTAATAATGTACCACCTGTTGGTATCTCGTCCTTTTTAACAACGGGGAGTACTTGTTTTTCAAATGATGGGTCGGTTGAGGTTTTTGTTACAGGAGGTACCCCACCGTATTTCTTTTCTGGGTCAAATGGTGATACAACAATAACATTTGGTAATAGTTATTTATTTGAATTTTTACCTTCGGGCACTTTAACGGTTACTGTAACCGATGCCGGATTATGTACGGACACACAAAGCGTAAATCTGTTAACACCAAATGGTTTTACAATAGCGACAATATCAACATCAAATTCTATTTGTAGTAATAATGCTGGATCAATAACCATTGTTGTTAATACTGGATCACCAAGTGCCACATTTATTTATACATTATTAGATTCTTCGGGAAACACTGTTAGTACTGTCAGTCTTGGTGCGTTATGTGTATTTAATGGTCTACCATCTGACACATATAGCATATCTATTGATAATAATTCTGGATGTGTATATAATGGAACTGCAACAATATTTAACACTAATCTTTTTACTATAAGTGCGGTTACAACAAATACGACTTGTGGATTGAACAATGGTTCCGTTCAGTTACTTGCGAGTAGTGGAGGAACCTTACCTTATAGTTATCAAATTACGGGTTTCGGAGCTGGACCTGTATCCACATTTACTAATTTACCGTTTGGTAACTATTTAGCGACTGTTTCGGACGTTAATGGATGTGTACAAACACTTTCATTTACAATCCAACCATCAAGTAATGTGTACTTTAATTTATTTGTAATACAACCCATTGTTGGTAACGATGGTCAAATAACCACATTAATTAGTAGTGGTACTCCACCATTTACTTACAATTGGAGTTCAAATGTTAATGGTCAGACAGGTTCAACACTAACTAACTTAACTGCCGACACATATACTTTACAAGTTATTGACTCATCTGGATGTACTTTTACAAGAAATGTTATTTTGGGTGGAACTTTTTTAATAAATTCATATCAACTATATAATATTAGTAATACAACATTTACTAATAGTAATATTGTGGGTAAAAGAGGTGTTGGGCAAATGTTTAATGAAGGGTTTTTTGATTTAGTGTTAGATGATGACAATTGTATTATTAATAGTGCTAATTTTATTGCTGAGGTGAGTGTAAATGGTGAGGTTAAACAACAAGAATTTTATGTTTCTTCAGGGATTTATGATTATCCTAATGATTTAGAATGGGCAAATACTGTAAAAGACTTGGCGTTGTCTTTTCCCGATATTGGTGAAGTTGATTTTGACCTAACAAAAAATAAAATTACATTAGTAAACAATTGTGGTAATGTAAAAAAATTCTGTAAACCAACATTTTATAACAACTTATCAGATGCTAAAGTTGAAATATCATTAATTATAAATTACGATATTTCTTGTGTTAGTTGTAATGTATAAAAAACAAATTCACTTTTATAAAATATTAAGTATCTTTTAGTTTATGAAAGATATTATTTTTGTTACGGCACAACCTGATGTACCATATTTTCATTGGCAGGTTAAACTTTACACACATAATTTTATTGAAAAAGGAATAAATCCTTGTCAAATCCATGTAATTTTTGGTTTAATGAATAATCAAAAAGAACCATCGGAAGGGGCGTTGGAATTATGTGATTATGGATATAATGTATATTTTTATGATGATCGGAGGATTAATAAATCATACATCCCAAGTATAAAACCATATTTAGTTTCACAATGGTTATATGAAAACCCCCAATATGGTAAAACCTTCTTTTTACATGATGCGGATATTATTTTTAAAGAGTTACCCGATTTCAATTCAATGATGGGGGATGACGTATGTTATTTATCTGATACTATTGGGTACATTGGGTACAATTATATAATGGATTGTTGTGAGAGATATGAAAAAAACCATCCTAATTCTGAAAAGGGTCAATTATTAAAAGAGATGGCAAATGTTGTTGGTTTAGATGTTGAAAAAATAAAACTAAATCAGGACAATTCCGGTGGGGGACAATATTTGTTAAAAAATATGACATATGAATTATGGGAAAAAATATATTTAGATTGTGTTCCTTTATATCATCAAATGCACAATTATAATAAAAGGTTCCCAATTAGTCCTGGGGAAATTCAATTTTGGACTGCGGAAATGTGGTCATTATTGTGGAATTTATGGTTATCGGATTTTAAAACAAAAGTTGTTCCTGAACTTGATTTTTCTTGGGCGACTGATGATTTAAAAATATATGAAAAAAAACCAATATTACACATGGCTGGAGTAACGGATGATTTAAAAAATACAAAGTTTTATAAGGGGGAATATATTAATGTTGACCCAATAAAAAGATTAATTGAGAATGAAAACCATTTCGATTATGTTGATAAAAATAGCTCAACAATAAAATACATTGAAGTCATGAAATCATTTATACAAAAAATGAAAATTTGATTATTTATATAGTAAAGAAATAAATTAAATGGGTATTATATATAAAGTACAAAATACTGGCACGGTACCATATAATGGGTTTACATTTACTGACGCTAATAGTGTCGTAAAAGTAATTGATCTGCAACCACTATTAACGTATTATGTTGATGGTAATAGTGTTATTTCCCCCTCGGCGTTAGTTACGGTTCTGTACATGGATAAAACTCAGACAAAATATTGTTTCCAAAGTTGTTGTGGGACATATGTTTTTAGTTTTAATGGTGTTGGAACTATTGAAACGTTTGGTAACTATTCTCTTGGGGATGTTATAAATTTTGGGGAGGCAATATCTTCAGCAAATCCAACTGAAATTAGATCTGGTTGTTTTGAATTAATAAGTAGTGGTGTTACAGGGACATATTCTTGTGGTTTGATTGATAATAATTATACAACTGTTAGTATTGATAGTAGTTACACAAAGTGTAGTGATTGTCTTACGGATGTTTCTTGTTGTACACAATATCAAGTAACTAATCAAAGTTCTATTGGTTTGGCAAGCAAAATAG